AGCATTCTCTTCCATGAGGTTACGAACCTTTCTACCAAAGCGGTAGGATAGTTCTGCTGTGTGTGTTGTTTGAATGATCTTGAGCCGTGGATCACGGCCCATCATCCATGCTGGAAATAAAAATGATGCAAATTCTGATTTGGTATGTCTGGGTGGCATATTTACGATTAGTCGATTTATCCTCCCCTCCGCCAAGTCTTGAAACTTTTCTGCAATTTTTATGTGATGGGGCCCCTCTACAAACTCTGGCCATACTTGCTTCACGAACTTTAGAAAATTACTTTGAGCCAATGTTTTTAATTGAAACGTTTTTTGACGTAGTAATAGTTTCTTCTTTAGAGTTTCTAACTCTGAAGAATCCATATTATCATAATTGATTACTCGCTTAAACGCTTCAACGTCGGACATCAGATTATTATACCACAGAGTCTGTATGTGTAAAACTTATATATATACTGCATATATATTGACCTACGGACTTATTTAGGGGTTGCCCCTTTTTAAAAAACGCAAGACGCAAAAACCAGGAAAATGAGCCTTGCCCCGACTTATACACAGGCTTAAAAAATTTTCAGAAATATCTGAAAAAAATACTTGATATATTATTTTATGAGATTATATATTATTATATATAATAACTAAAGGGAGTGATTATATGAATACTAAATTAATATTAAAAAACATTCTATCAAAAGAAATTGTTTCAATTAGTTTTAAAAAAGCTAATGGAAAAGATCGTAAGATAGTTTGTAGAATACCATCATCAGATAAGTTTTTTTCTGGTGGAGAATTAAAAGGGAATAGAGATCACCTATTAGAAGTTATTGATCTTACTCTTTTAAAAAAGAATAAAGACGATCCAAAATTAGCTTGGAGGTCTATCAACCTAAATACTATTTTTAGTATTAGAATGAGAGGTAAAGAATGGGTAAAGTAAAACAGTCTTTAATTGAATTTCAAGATAAAATTACTGATGATGCAATTAAAGTAATTGATGATCTAATTAAAGATAATTGGAATGATGATGATTTAGATGTAATTAGTAGTGATACTATTAAAGCATTCAAAAATCATAAAGATTATGACCAATTAAAAATGGCTTATTATGATGATGATGACATGTCATATGCCATTGATGAAATGGTTAGAGAATATGCAGATCATTTACGATCTAAATACGCAGATTACACGGAGGAATATGAAAATTAAAGATAGATTAGGGGGCGACAATAGTCGCCCTCTTAATATTAACTTTTCAGTACAAGCTACTTTGTGGAATGATCACACTTATATTTCTCGTGAACTTATTCCAATGTGGTTTGATGATGATACCAAAAATAAAATTCGACAAGTTATAAAAGAATTTTATGAGGGCTTATCAGAACAAGAAATAAAGGAGTACAATAAATGATTACTAATAATGACAAGGGCGCTATTAAGCGCCCTTACAAAAAATGGGTTGAAAAGTTTTTCGTATCTTATGATGAATGTAGAAAAACTTTAGATGATGTTAGCGATTCAATTTATGATCATGACATTAAAACAATTTATGGAACGCATGGCGAGGAATATTTATTATCAGTTGAGATTGATAGTATAAACAATCTTGATGGATTTCTAGACGATGCGTTTGAGGGGTACTATGATGATTAAAAGAATGGTAGCTGTCTTGATGTCGACCGGATCTATCTGGTTTGCATTTTGCCTAGCAGCTTTTATACTTGGGTTAATTTTCCCGCACTATTTATGATAAACTTATTGGCTGCAGCTTTGAGCTGCAGCTTTATTAATGAAAGGATAATTATGGAACAGATACTCCTGGAAAAAGTTCAGATACTAGAAGACCAGCTGAAGAGGACTCAAATAGCAGGTGGAAACGAAGACGCATGGCTTGAAAGAATATGGACAGATAAAATAAATGATCTGATGCGCAAGGTCTCAAGTCTTAAAAAATAAAATGAGGGGGCAATGCCCCCTTAATTTATTTTTCAATAGCGTCTATAACTCTAGCAACTGCCTTTTGATTAAAACCCCCAACATGCCATTCAGTTATATCATTTAGTTCTAAGCCCTCGGCTTCCCCTAAATAGTTATGACCATTCTTCCAATTATAAATAGTGGCAACTGTACCATCAGCAAATTTAAAAGCCCATTCAACATCTGTTTTATAGTTATCACCATCTGGATCGTGAGGTTCCCCGAATGCTTTTAGTAGTTGTTCATATGTTGCTTTTATATATCCTTGGAGAAAAGTTCCCCCAACATTTGTAGTCTTTTCCATAATCATTCCCTTTCTTTTAATTATACTATTGACTATAAGAATTATCCCATATATGTAAAGTAAATAATTTAACTAAAGGAGTGAATTATGCCTAACTGGACTGAAAACAATGTTTTGTTTGTTGGTAAGAAAAAACAACTTAAAACATTGAAGAATATGTTGAAGTCAAAAGATAATGATTTTGATTTTAATAACATTGTTCCAATGCCAAAAAATATTTTTCGAGGCAATCTCGGTAGAGAGGAAGAAGAAAAGTATGGAAAGAACAACTGGTATCATTGGAGCATTAATAACTGGGGGACGAAGTGGAACTCTGTTGATACTCGTGTTGAGGAAAATGGAAGCACTTTGTCTTATAACTTTATGACTGCTTGGGATTGTCCTCGTGAGATCGTTAATGCATTAATGAGAATGAGAAAAACAATTCTTAAAGATATAAGTATTAACTGGGACTGTGTTCATGAAGATGGAAATGAACATGAAATCGTAGTTGATATTGAAGGGGAAGGAGCTAAGAGTAATGAAGAAACCCATAATTAAACATTATGGAGATGTAGGAGTTGACTCTGGTCAACTCCTTATTATTGATCCATGTTACTTAGAAGAATTCATGAAGCTTTATTCTTACGAAGATATCTGTGATTATAAGGGCAACATGCAATACAAATTAGGGCACGATGGTATAGCTTGTAAATTGGAAAGTTTCGGGGGCGATGGCTTTTTTGCAATTGATTCTGTAACTCACCATAACAAGTATTCACCATCGTATTCTAAGTTCGTACTAAATTTGTACGACTGATCACTCCTAGAGGATCACCCTTTTGGGTGATCCTTGCTTGGTTTATTCAAGCTGTCAGTGGCGAAGCTTCCAGGACTGACAGCTTGATTAAGCCGCAAGGCTCAAGATCCTGGTCCTAGGACAAAAGTTTAATGACGCCAGGATCAAGGCGCAAGGTAGGTTACCATGACAACAAAGTGTGTATAGGTAATAGGTAATGCTAACTTACGGTTCACACCCTACCAGGCGCAAAATTTTAATTGACATTGTATGAGATTTATCTTATACAATAAACAGGAATCAGAGGAGCCTATTTGAAACTCGCTGCTAGTGGCCGGGCTAGTTCCCTCCGGCAAAAGGAGTAAATATATGTTAGATACTTTGATTAATAAATACTTGCCTGACTTCACTAAGAAGAAGATCAGCAAAGAAGAAGCTGCCGAGCAGCTATATCAGGCGCTTTGCAAACAAGCTCGAGCTGTCGGCCATGATCCAGCTTGGGAAGTTTCAAAACCCGCACCCTATCCAAGCGAGTACACGCATACCGATGAGGAAAGGGAGGGAAGAGAAAGCAAAGCTCTCATGGTTGCATACGAAGCTGGACCACATGATTGGGGAGTTAGCTATTCTTTGAGCTCTCACCCTGAATCATACGATATGATGAACAACCCCCAGGATTGGTACTTGGAAACTCATTGGGGTTTTGATGTCGTCTTTACAGATAAATAAAGATCTTGGCCGCCAATTGGCGGCCTGGTTTACTCAAGCTGCTGGTTTTTCTTATAGTAAGATTTAAACCTGATTACTTAGCAGCTTGACTAAGTCACATGGTCGATGAGCCAGGTCTCAAGGTCTGAAAAGGCACAAGGTTCAGGGAACAAGGCACAGGGTTCAAGGCTCAAGCCTTCTTTTGCAAGTCGCAAGGCACAAGATCCAGAATAAATCGAGATGCCTCCTCGTCCGAGGGGGGTAGCCATGATAAATGAACAGCCACCATTCGTATTATGGCTCATATGCCACGATATTTGACCAGGAGATAGCCCTATTTTGTTCCCCTTTGTCACCTTCAGCTCTATCCAAAACTGTCCTCGTTGTTTATCTGTGATCTTATAAACGGCAAGTATATCAGGCAGTCCTAACGGAGTAACAGCTTCAATTCTTGTTAAGGTGACTTTTGTAAATTTATCTTTTATCCTTTTCCAAAATCTTGTCTCGGGTTTCGTTGTCATCTATCTCTTCAAAACTCCCTTCAATAGATAATTTTTTGTCCATATCTTTTAATAACTTATCAACTTCTTCACGATTCAATTGGTCAATACTGCCATGCATTATTTCTTTTCGGTCAATATATAAACCTCCAACTTGACCCCTTGATTTCTCAGCCGTAACGGCAGCATTCCAATTACCTTTTTCTTCTGCGCCTCTACTCAATTGATCTAACCTTTTCAAATGCTTATGAAGATTGATTTCATATTTCTTTTCTTCTTGGTTGCGCAACTCTCGTATATATTCGGCACAGCCAGGATGTCTACGAAGTTCAGACGCCTCTCTTCTAGCCCTATTTTTAGAATATCCTGCTGCGATCGCACATTCGGTTGCTGTCTTAGTATCACCTTCTTGAACAAACATTACACAAAATTTTATTTGTTTTGGTGTTAGTTTATCCCTCAAAATGTCAATATTCATAAGGTTTTTATACATTATCT